GTGCGCGTTTGCGTTCAGCTGCAAACAGTTTGCCTAACGGCGTATTGCGTCAGGTTGGCGGCGAGCCTTTAAGCGCTGAGGAATTGCAGAATTTGTCGCAAAGTTTTGAGGCCGCGCGTTTGAGTAATACCGTTGCGGCGCTCAATGAATTTGTTACTTACACCGAAACCACTACAGACCCAAGCAAACAAATGCTCGTAGAGGCATCGGAATACCAAGCACTCGAAATCGCAAGGCTCGCAAATTGCCCACCTTACTTACTTGGCGTCGCTACTGGCTCATACAGTTACCAAAACAGCACGCAAGCACGCCAAGACCTTTACATGTTTGGCGCCAAATTGTTTATGGACTGCATCGCTGAAACGCTTAGCGCTGACAACGTGCTACCACGCGGTACATACGTAAAGTTTGATATTGACGATTACCTAAGCGAAAACTACCTAATGGAAAAAGAAAACGAAACTTACGACACCGCAGAAACGGGAGTAATGCCAAATGCTTAAATTAACCCAACAAGAATTAACACTCGACGCAGCCGGCCCCGACGGTATGCCACGCCGTACCCTTGCCGGGTTGGCTTTGCCTTACAACGTGGAAGCCACCGTAAGCGATGGCACCAAAGTTATGTTTTTGCCGGGCAGCCTTAATGCAGGTGGCAAAATGCCTAAACTTTATTTGGGGCACGATAGTTCTCAGGCCGTGGGCTTAGTTACGGCCATGGTTGATAGCGAGGGCGGCATGCTTTACGAGGCCCGCATTAGCGAAACCACCCTAGGTAACGAGGCGCTGGTATTGGCTGCAGATGGCGTTTTAGACGCTGTATCGGTAGGCGTAAACCCAACCAAATTTAGTTACGACGAAAACGGCACCATGGTTATTTCGGCTGCCGATTGGCAGGAACTTAGCCTCGTACCTTATGGCGCGTTCCCGGGTGCCTCGGTAGATCGCGTAGCGGCCAGTATCCACCATGAGGAAACTGAAGTAGTGTTAAATAGTGAACAGGAACCCGTAGAGGAGATTAACGAAATGTCACAGCCAGTAGAAGCCCCAGCAATTATCGAAGCGGCACCAATGGCGCAACCATTGTACGCACAGGCACGTAATTTTAAGTTGCCAAGTGCAGCAGAATTTATCGCAGCAACCTTGCAAGGTGGCGGCGTACTTGCAGAAATGAACGCACGTATTCAGGCAGCTGCACCAAACATCACCACAACCGATACCCCAGGTTTGTTGCCAGAAGTGCTAACCACCAATGTCTACGATTCGCTAAACCCAATCAGACCGTTTGTTACGGCAATTGGTACACGTGCGATGCCTCAGAGTGGTGCCACATTCCGCCGACCTGTAATCGGGGTAAGGCCAGTAGTGACCCAGCAACCAACTGGCCAACTCAACCCGCTTGACCCAAGCACCGTTACGGTGACGAACAACAACGTAAATAAATTGACGTTTGGAACCTATGTAACCATGTCGGAACAAGACCTCGACTGGACTGACCCAGCAAGCATTAACATCGTGCTTAACCAGTTGGCAATTGCTTACGGCCAAGCCACCGACAACTACGCGGTAGATACTTGCCACGCAGCAATTGTGCAAACCTCAAGCGTTGCAGACACATCAGACCCAGCAGACTGGATCGCAGCAATTTACGATGGTGCACGTCAGATCAGCGCAAACAGCAACTATTTGCCAACCCACATGTTTGTTACACCAACAACATGGGCAGCACTTGGCTCGCTTGTAGACAGCACAGGCCGCCCTGTATTCCCACAGATCGGCGCAATGAACGCACCGGGCGAATTGTCAGCAGCTAACTGGAATGGAAACCCACTCGGTTTGGTTTTGGTAGTAGACAAAAACGCGCCGGGTTCATTTATGGGCCACGCCGCTGGCCCTGCAGCAGGGTTCGAATTCTACGAACAGCAAAAGGGTGCAATCTCGGTAGACGTTCCAAGCACATTGGGCCGCACAATCGCCTACCGCGGTTATGCAGCGTCGTTTATGGCTGACGCTACCAAGTTCGTTAAGTTCGTCTGATAATCGGAAAAGAGGCCAGTTATGGCCGCTTACACGGTCACACATAAACAGTTACTTAGCAATTACGCGGTACTGCAAACCCTTACACCTAATGATTTAGTTGTAGGCGGAACCTTTACGGTTGGTTCCGTTGCAGTACCGTTTAATGGCACGTTCACGGTTTACGATCTACCCGAGTATTTGTTTATCGGGTTAGACGATGAGGGCGATCTACTATTTAACTACGAAATACCCGTACCTAATCAGGTGTTATATAAGTGCACCGGTACCGACGTACAGCGCACAGCCTCAACAGGCAGCATTACATTTACGCAAACCTGCACGTGGATTACCGCTACGCAAATTGAGGACTGGCTAGGTATCGGTACAGCGTCGGCGCTTGATACCGCGTTTTTAACTCAATGCGCGTTAGCTGCTAACAGCCTTGCATTTACTCGACGCCAAGAGGCCGGTTACATTGACAGCCTCAGCACGTCACCTAACGGGCAGGTAACCCTTGGCACCATTTCCCTTGGCGGTTTTTTTTACCGCCAGCGCGGCGCCGTTACAGATTTTGCCACGTTTGATGGTATGTCTGCCGGGGCGTCAGTTGGTTTAAGCCCTGCAATTAAAATGCTTTTGGGCATACCTAAACCAGCGGTGGCCTAATGCCCGTTGCCTACACCGACCTATTTAACGAGGCGCTAGACGATCTAGCAGCCTCGCTGACGAGCATTACGGGCCTGCAGGTAGTAACAGACCCTAGAAACCTTGTGCCCCCTTGTGCGTTCATAGATGCCCCTACGTTTAGCGTTTATGGCGGCGGTGGCAACATCGTGCAAATGACCTACACGGTACGCATTATTACCCTTGGCCCGGGCAACCTTGACGCGCAACGCAACCTAATGCACCTAGCCAGTTTGGTGCTAGGCAAAAACGTGGCAGTAACCAGCGGGCGCCCAACTATTGCGATCATCGGCGGCGCCGAAATGCCAGCGTATGATTTAACAATAGAGATGCAAGCCCAAACCAGTTAGGACTAAACCCCATGGCATACAAAATTATTAGCCCCCGCGTTGGTACCCCCGGCGATGAATTTGACGCCGAGGCTGCAGAGGCCAACGGCATTAACATTGCCGCGCTACTCGAGGGCGGGTTTATAGAACAATCCACAAACGAAACCGCAAAACCTGCTAAAACTAATAGCAAGAACTCAGCAAAGGAATAACCAACTATGCCAACCTCAACTTACCTCAGTAACCCAAACGTAACCGTGGGCGCGGTTTCCTTGCAGGACCAATGCCAAGGTTTAGTTTTTACGCGGACTATCGAAGCCCTAGAAAGCACCGCGTTTGGAACTAACAGCAGGTCCTACGTAGCGGGCCTCGAGAATTCCACCCTGCAGCTTGACCTCTACGCGTCGTTTGCAGCAACCGAAACCTACGCAACGCTAAAGAGTTTGGTAGGCACACAAGTAACCGTTTCGTGGTCACCATCAGCAACCAGCCCGGGTACTGCAACCAATCCAACGATGACGCTAACCGGGGCATACCTAGAGGCGCTGCCATACACAATGGCCATGGGTGCCCTTGGCACAATGTCTGTGACGTTCACCGGCGGTGTGTACTCAGTAGTAGAAGTATAAATTAAAGCCGGCAACGGCCCGACACGAAAAGGCAAGTAATGCAACTACACTTAAAAGCCACGTTTAACGATGGCACCGTAAATGAAGTAACCACTAACTTAATGACGATTGTTAGTTGGGAACGCAAATTTAAGCGCAAAGCGTCAGAGATGGCGCAAGGTATTGGCATTGAGGATTTAGCGTATTTGTGTTATGAGGCTACGCGTTTCTCAGGCATCACAGTACCGGGAACGCTTGACGCGTTTATTACATCGTTGGCGTCTATTGAGGTAGTAGAGCAGGCAGACCCAAAAGCCTAAACGGCACGGTGCGTAGAGCGCTGGCCGAGATTTTAGTAGCAACAGGGTTTTGGCCTAGTGAGATATCATTCGAGTTAGACGATATGAACGCCACCATAGAAATACTTAATAAGCAACGTGGCGGTAGGTAATGGCGTCGCGCTCGGCTATCCCGCAAATTGACGGTATTAAAGAGGCGTTAAAAGCGTTAAATGATTTTGACCCTCAGTATCGCAAAGAGATTACAAAACAAATACAGAGCACCGGTGAGGTTATTATCGCTGAGGCTCGCAGCATGGTTTCCCATTTTGATAACAGCAAAGGCACTGGCGAGCCGTTAAGCGGTATGCGTCGCGGCAACCTTATTAAAGGCCGTAACACCCAATGGCGTACAGACGCCGTTAAAAAAGGCTTTAAGGTAAAAGTAGGTGTACGCGCCAGCAAAGAGCGCTACGTGAACTACAACCGCACTACAGACGGTGTAGTAACCCATACCGAGCAGGTGGTATATGGCAGTAAGCCTTACCAGTTAATGGTTATCCAACAGGCCAACGCAGCTGGCGCGATCTATGACCATGCCGGGCGCAACACGCAGGGCATGTTTGTTACAAACTTAGAAGCACAATCTGACGTAGGCGGCCAGCCTCGAGCCATTGACAAAGCAGTTACTAATAACCGTGAGGCAGTAGAAGCCAAAGTAGAGTTAGTAATTAACGACGTTGCCCGGCGCACAAATATGAAATTAGGTTTTAACCGTGGCAATTAACATACCGATTATTTCGAGCCTTGACGGTACCGGGTTTGCTAAAGCCTTAACGCAACTAAAGAAACTAGAAACCACCTCAGAGCGTGCCGGGTTTATTGCTGGCAAAGCGTTTATACCTGCCGTTGCTGCCATGGGTGCCCTTACCGCGGCTGCTGGTTTCAGCGTTAAAGCAGCCATAGAGGACAGCGCCGCGCAAGCCCAATTAGCAAAGACATTGCAAAACGTCGTAGGTGCAACCGACGCACAAATTAGCGCTACCGAAAAGTCAATTAGTGCTATGGCTATGGCTACCGGTGTTGCTGACGATCAGTTACGCCCGGCGATGGCCTCACTTGTTTTAGGTACTCAAGACGTTGCACAGGCTAACGATGCACTTGCATTGGCGCTCGACGTGTCGGCAGGTACGGGGGCTGATTTAGCGACAGTTAGCGACGCGCTATCCAAGGCGTATGGTGGAAATTTTAAGGCGTTGCGCCAGTTATCGCCTCAGTTGTACTCAATGATTAAAGACGGTGCCAGCCTCGATGAGGTTATGGCGCAGTTGTCGCGCACGTTTGGCGGGTCCGCAGCGGTTGCAGCAAACACGGCAGAGGGCAAATTTAAGCGCTTAGGTATCGCGTTAA